CCATTGGATAATTGTCCAGCCGTTAGAGGTTGCAGACTTTTGGCCTTCTCCCCAATCGACTGTGAATGTCTTTTCGATCACAGCCGCGCCCCTAACTAGCTAAATGTCTCGGTAATTCCGCCGTTCACTGGGAACGATACAGAAATGGTCTGAGCTGCATCAGCGGAACCGCCGACAGATGGGAACACTGGCACTACTGATCCAGTGAACGATGCGCCGGTGGCGGCAAGCATCGTGAAAGTGACATTCGTTCCGGTTTCGGCTGCACTCCAGAGCGATTCGCATACTGAGCTGGTAGCGCCCCAATCGGCCATGAGCTCTACATCAAGAGTCCATGTTGGGATGCCTTTAGCTGCGTAGGCACCGCCGAAAGTAACGCCAGTGATGGCGTTCTCTGATGGCGTGAGCGTAGAGCTGGTGCATTGGTCTGTGTATTGCACAGAGTTGATGGTGAGAGTGATGGACTTGCCGGTCACTACTTGTGCTGTTGCCATTTGGCATTCTCCTATCTGGTTACCGTCATTGTGACGGTGATTTCGTAGCCGGGGAGCTCTTGCCCTCCGACTGGATATGAAACTGGCCTGCCGCCTCCAACTTGCGGCACTGCCTGAATGATGTCATCTGCTGTTTCCAGCAGTGCGGACACCGCGTCTAAATTGCCCGGTGGCGCAAGCAATGCGGTCACAGGGTACGAAAGCTCGTACAGGTTGGTATTTAGTACCGTGACCGTTGGAGGGTCAATCAGTACCACACCAGGGCGAGCGTTTCGAGAGTCTGTGGTCACGATGATGCTGGCATCCTCGAGCATGTCCACCAGTAGCCCTGTGGCATCGTTTATGAGCCCCATTAGGCGACCTGTGGCCTATTGCATCCCCAGAGTCGGAGTATCTGCCCCATAGAGCCTCCCACTGGCGCTGTGCTGAATTCGTTAAAGCTCTGGAATGAATCCATCGAGCCACGCTCACGATAAAGAGCTGCCGCATACATGACTGTGCCCAGAGAAACATCGCCACCGGGGGAGGTTGCTAATGCATCCTGATAGCCGGCCGCTTTACGCCGGCGATATGCGACTGCGTTTCCAGCTGATACGCAATCGGTAACGAATGCAGTGTCATTGGCGCTAGCTGGTGATACTCCGAGCCAGTCGAGCACATCCTGAACGGTAATCCATGTGCACACTGGCGTATATGCCACTGTGCCATCGCATGCCTCGCGCTGTAGATCATCGCCGTTATGTTCGTAAATGACCTGATTAGCCATCGGCATTTGATAGTCGAAAACTAAATCGCCGTATTCGTCAATGTCCACCAGCAGATATGGCTCTGTCGATATGACTGTGTATGTGCCATCAAAATTTGCGTGCACATTTGCGACAGTGATACTGCCACCGACTGCTATTTCGTTGCCGGTAAGAGTCTGCAGCACGCACACATTGCTAATGCGTTGCCTGTGTGTGACTGTATATGTCGCCATGCTGCAGACTCCCCGGTGCCGTGTTCGCTATTAGGCCTGTGTGATCTTGTAGGTCTTTGTGGCATCGATGGTGGTCACTGCGAAGTGTCCCCTGATGGCCAGTGTGCGTCCGAGGACAGATGGAACCTCCACAGATACGAGTCCGCGTTGATCCTCATACACCTCGAAACCAGCTTTTGTGCGTGGGTTTGCTACTGCGAGGATGCATGTCTTAGCTGCGAAATTCTTATCTGCAACTAAACGCAAGCCGAGGATGTTTCCAACTGTGCCAGTGGCATTCATAGTGCCGGGAGCGTTTGTTGGGTTCAGTGTGCTGAAAAGCGGTCTGCCGGTTGTGTCGTAGAGACTGCCGAGCTGCTGCCATACATCCATTGATACAGCAATCGCGTCTGGGAAAACATTTGATGATGACGCAATGGTCTTAGCGCCTGCATAGATGGCTGCGACTACTGCGTCTGGATCGGTGAAATCCACATTGGCTGCTGATGCTTGAGTAACGCCTGCAAGCAATTGATCTGCTGCGTAGTTGTCCGTGGCATCTGCATACTGTCCCACAAAATCTTGCAAAACAATGTCGAGAGCTGCAGGATCAGAAAAATCGATGACCTGTTCTGAGAGCGTCTGCTGGCCGGCAAAAGTTAGTTTGGTGACGACCTTGTCCTCAATCACTTGAGTAGTTGCAGATACAGCTGTGAGCTGTGTCGATTGCTGACCTACCGACAAGTGAGTGTCAATGTATGGGCGGATAAATGTTTGTCCTGCGCGTGGCATGGCGCGTGCACCGAAAAGCTCCACAATCGGGCGCAAGGCCACAAGGCCATCGAAAACGGGAGCCACGATTGGAGTCGGGATGATGCCGGGAACATTGCTGACGATTTGGTCGCCGGCGGCGGCGCGGATTGCGTTATTCATGGTCATGAATGAATCGCCACCAGCAACATATGCGCTGATGTATTCGGCCATCGATGGCAAACGCTGTTCGCGCTTTGCTGTTGCAAAAATTGGTTGGGTTGGGATGGAAGCCTCAACAGCTGGCGCTGCTGGTGCTGGGGTTTCTACTGATTCCACTGGTGACTCCTCGTCTGTTTCTGTGGGTTCTGGTTCTGGTTCAGCGGCTGCAACAGATGCAACGCGTGCACCCGGAAATGCTCCGAATGCCAATAGCGATAGCTCTTTCCAGCGCGCTTTTTTGATGACCATCGCGCCCGATTTTTTATCGAACGAATAATCGATGGGTTCCACGCCTACTGACACGGCATCGAGTACGCCGTCTGCAGCAAGTATGAGAGCCTCGTCTCCTGCGCGCGTTTCGCTAATGCGTGCAGAAAACAACATGCCCTCGGATGTATCGACACGCTCTGTGACGACTCCGAGAGGCTGTGAGAGATCGTGGTCGCGAATGAATTTTGGTGCTGCACCATCTACCGGCAATGAGCCCGGTAAAAAGCGCACCAGTGTGCCATCGCTGACTACTGCGTCTGTGTTGTATTCGACCGCTACGCCCTCAATGGTGCGGCGTGGCTGGCCGTTCTGATCTGCAGCGTTAATTGCATGCAGTTTTGCTGTTATTTCTAAATTCACGCTGATTCTCTTTCATTCATCGAGTCGGTGCTCATGTTTTCTTCGATGGTTTCTGCCTCATCGACAAACTCTGAAACATCGAGGCGGCAATAACGGCCGCGCGGCAAAACATCATCCATGCTCAAACGCTCTGAAATGCAAGTGATGTATGGAGCGCATGCATACTTATAAAGCAGATACTGCGACTCTTTCGCATTTGTGTATGTCATTGAGTTATTCGTGGGAGCGCCCACCAAAAATGGCGGAATGTTTGCAATGTCTGCCAGTGACAGCATCGCATGCTGGCGTGCCTCAACTAGCTGCAGCTTCGATGGATCACTCTGAAACTCGACCCACTTAACGCTCGAGTTAAGAGCACCCACTGCGGACACGCGGCGAGCCTGCTGCCATGCCGATGCAAGCTCTGAAAGCTCATCGCCTGTCAATGGTTCCGAGTTGTCTGTCTGCTGCAAGTAGCCAGCTGTGATTTCGTTAGTAGCAAATCGCATCGCTGCATCGTCTAGGCGATGTGCAATTTCCATCGCGCGCCATCCCATGCTGAGCAGTGACTGAATCGGGGAGAGGAATACCACACAGTTTCGAGGATCGAGCATCTGGCCTTGATACGAAATCTCGCGCGGCATCGCTGTGTAAATCTGCCCGGGCTGATCCAAAAACGAAATGCCACTCATCGGCAGTCGCATGAACTGCGATGGGCGACCGTCATAATTCCTAGCGGACACATACCACACGGCCGCACCGTGGAATATGAGATCATCGCATGTCCATGCAAGCAAAAATTGGCGAGTGACTGTGGGGTCTGGGCGAGTCATCCACGATTCACCGGGGAGCTGCATCTCGACATATTCCTGCTCTGTCTGATCCCACTGCACCGCGTATTCGTGGATAGGCAATGACGACACCAGCGAGACAATCAAGTCTCTAGCGCGTGAGATAACTGGCAGCGTCATCGCCCGATCACGGCTGGCATCGTAGTTATAGCCCAGAGTCTGAGATAACGCTGCAGCACCGGCTGCGGCCTTCACTGGAGCCGCGCCGAATGATGCTTTAGCTGTGCGCTGAAATAATGCCATGTATCCACAGTATGACCCATGTGTGTGTGCTATGCGAGCACCATCTCGA